AGATAAGACATTATATAAGCATTTTTGCGATTTTAGGACTAACCACAGGAGCATTGGCTAACGATATCTATGTGACACAGTCAGGTGACACACTTGATTTAGACATCACACAAGACGGTCAAAACAACACTGTGGGTAACTCAACCACTGCATCAGCATCAACAGGTACTGCATTCAACATGGACATTGATCAAATAGGTAACAGCAACGTGATCAAGTATCAAGTCAACGGTGCAACCTACGAAGGTATCATTAGTTTGACTGGTGACAGCAACGATGTTGATCTAAATTGTGACTCAACTAGTGGTAACTCATCTTGTGGAACTGTAACTGCTTCAATCACAATGGTTGGTTCGAGCAATGATTTAGACATTGACATTGGACAAACATCAGCGGCAACAGGAACAGAGGTTACTATCACATCAGCGGCTTCGGATGATTCAAACGTAATAGCGGCAACTATTGATGGTACCAGTGCAATTTTAAGAATCACTGTAGATGGTGACACTAACAACTGGTTGGTAGACATCGATGGTAATGGTGATGTAAATGGACATACACTAATACACACTCACACAGGTGGAATTGCTGACGTTGATATTGTACAAAGTGGCGTGTATGACAACATGATCACTTTAACTACATCAGGTGATAACGCAGACATCGATATTAGTCAGACAGACTAACAATGACCCGCATTTTTCTTAGATTACTAATACTAGTAATAGGCACTGTCGCCATAGGTACATACGCCAAACATGCCTTTGGTGATGTGATCGGAGATGTCATAATGCTCGAGGGCAATGGCATCATAGACAGAAAGCAGACTGGTGAGTCTACTCAGTTAGAAATCGATCTTGATGTGTTTTCATATGACACTGTGAAAACAGGCAATGGTAAAACAGCAATTGAATTTCTCGATGAGACCAGAGTAGATGTTACACAGCATTCAAAATTAATCATAGATGAATTTGTGTATGATCCTAATGCCAAAACAGGTAAACTATCACTCAAGGCATCACTGGGCACTGTGAGATATGCTTCAGGACAGATAGCAAAAAATTCAATGCAGAATGTTGTAATTAAAACTCCAACAGCAACCATAGGAGTCAGAGGAACTGACTTCACAATGACTGTGGACGAAATAGGGTCCTCTACAATTATTTTACTTCCTTCTTGTAATTCACAAGGTATGTGTTATGTGGGAGAGATAGAAGTTGAATCAGATGCAGGATATGTAATAATGAATCAGGCATTTCAGGCCACTGTGGTTGATACTATTTCTACTCCTCCTATGAAGCCGGTGATACTTGATCTAAGTGAAGACTTGATTGGAAACTTGTTGATTATTTCTAAGCCAACCGAGATACAAGAACAACAAAAGGCGGCAGAATATAACAAAGTTGCCACTGCACTTGACTTGGACTTTTTACAATTTGATGACTTAGAAATAGATTATTTGGAAGAAGAGGAAGACAACTGGGCAACAGGACTTGATATTGATTTTCTCGAACAAAATTTCCTAGTTGATGTGTTGGATCAGATCAATAAAGAATTAGCAAAACAGATGGCCAATGCAGGACTAGAACGTAGATCAACTGTGGACCACTCGGGCATTCCTTTAGGTAAGGACCCGGATACTGGCATCATAATATTGGACGAAGATCCATCGTGGGTGTATGCTAGAGAAGGTGCAACCAACTATTTTGAACTGCGATTAGATAAGGAATTTGGTTACATAATTAGTTTTGTACAAGGTGACTTTGAGAGTTACGATTATGAATTGGGAGGGCAACAAAATGAAATCCGTTTATTTCAGTCTAATTAGTTTTGCTTTTGTTATACTGATGTTTGAAATTTTAATGACAACATATACTCATGCAAATGATTTATTGTATGCATTAAAAACTATAGAACACAGAATAGATGAATGTATTGCTGAACGTGATTGCACAGAATTAGCAAATGAAAATCCTTTGCTCACATCAGTTTTATTGGATTACGACTTCATGGTTGAAATTGCACCTGGTATAGACAGACACAGATTGGCGTATCTACATGACAAGACTGTACAGGCAATGGCATATGTGGACTAGACTTTTCACAATAATACTAATGTTGATCCCTTCTACAGTTTGGGGAGGAAATGCGTTAATTTATCATTCCAATTACAGTGATGCACACACCAATATGAAAGCACAGTTAGAAGCAGATGGTCATACCGTGACTCTATCAACAGATGGTTCTATTGCTGACAACTTGATCAACAGTTACGACATTGTAGTAGACTTAAAATACAACAACAACATAGGCGGAAATGGAAAGACCAGATATCAAAACTTTGTACAAGCAGGTGGTATATTGATTGTAACTGGTGAAAACAATGCAAATTTCAGTAGCAGAAACAACAACATAGAAGCATTGATAGAAAATAAATTTGGTGGCTCATTGACTATCAGTGGGAACACTTCTGGTTGCAGTAGTCCTTGTTCTGCAAATCAAATAACAAATTCAAACAATGTCACGCAAACCAACACTGATGCAGGAGTAAGCAGTTATACCAGTGTTGGTCATTATCCATATGGTGCATATTTTACAGGTGATGGCACATGGGTAGCAAAAAATGCCAGTGGACAAATTTTATGGATGAAATGGTCAGGAAATCAATTGCCGAGTGGATACACTGGTGAAGTGTATGTGACCTTTGATCTTAACCAATTTGAATCTGCATTCGATGGCACAGACTTTTACGATTTGATGAGTGATTTGTACACAGAAGCGGTTACCAGTGTTACAATATCATCGGGACAAACCACTTTAAAAAACAGTGCCTTCAATGCAACATCCAGTGAGAACAAAGTAAATCTTGTCACAGACGGAAGCAACAATACAATAAACATAAAACAATCAGGCAACAATAATTTTGTGGTAGGCACTGATTGGACCAGTGCAGGAAACATCACTGGCAACAGCAACACATTAACAATTGATCAGGGTAATGTCTTAACGAGCGGAAGCAGTGTTGACAATGGACTGGGCATAGATATCACTGGCAACAGCAACACTGTGATATTGTCGCAAGGTGATGCCGCCAATGATGATGGCGGACACAGGACATGGTTAGACATTGACGGCAGTTCAAATCATTTGACGTTACAACAGAAAGACAGCGACACACAAGGCACTGATGGTGATCATTTTATGTCATTAGATTTGGATTCATCCAGTAACACGTTGGTTTTACAGCAGTTGAACGACAATGACAAAGTGATGTTTTTAGATATTAATAACAACAGCAACACAATAGACATATCGCAAGAGGGTACAGGTAATCATTATTTAGATCTTACCACAGCAGGATCAGCTCATGACATAGATATCATGCAAAAAGACAATGGCAACCATGCCGCAAGAATAGATCTAGGTGGATATTCAATTGACTTTGATCTTTTGCAACAAGGATCCACAAGTCAAAGTTATAATGTCACCAGCAGTTGTGGAGCTGCCAATGGTTGCACACTGAGTACCACACAAGGAGAATAATGTTTAAAAGAATACGAGAACGTTGGAAGAAGGCATTTACATCAGACAACATTGTAGACTTAAGTGTGGACATATTCCTAATGGTGGTTGATGTGTTATCTTCTCCTATTTTAATAGTAATGAGAATAGTGCGTTGGCTCATTAATAAATTTTTCATAGATTATATGAAAGCAGGCGTAAGAGGCATTGTGCATTGGTTCCAAAGACATAGTGCTAGACGCAAAGAACTAGGATATGGATTTATTAGATACTGGTGGTGGTTGCTACTGTTAAGTCCTGCGATAATGGTATTAATCGCATTTGCGATTGCGTTTATAATAGGATGGAAAGAAGGAATGGCATCATGAGTAAGATATTAACTCATTGGACTGTGGCATTTTTGACTTTGGCGTTATTAGTTTTTTTGCGAGTACAGGACGACGGACTGGTAGAAACTGCTAGATTAAAATCATTTGATTATCTACAGAGCACAGATCCTGTCACTACGAGTGAAGACATCATAGTTGTAGAGATAGATGAAGCCGCCATCGAAATGAATGGTCAATGGCCATGGTCGCGTGACAAGATGGCAGACTTAATTTGGAAATTGCGTGAGCAGGGTGCAGGGATAATCATATTGCCCATACTGTTTGCAGAAGATGACCGAGACGGCCAAGACATGGCATTGGCACAAGCATTGGTTCAGAACGGTGTGATCATTGCACAGGTAGGCACCACACAAACAAACAAGAATGCAGTGCCACGTGGCGTTGCTAAAATAGGAGATCCTATTCCATGGTTGTTCCAATGGCCAGGCATGTTAGGACCAATTGAACTGTTAGGACTTAATGCCGATGGTGTGGGCGTGATCAACATAGCACCTGAGATAGACGGTGTAGTAAGACGTGTTCCTTTGATCATGACAGTGGGTGAAGAAACTTATCCAGCAATGGCAATTGAAATGATTAGAGTTGCTGTAGGTGATCCATCTTATCAGATCAAAGCAGGAGAGGCAGGAGTTATTGCAGTCAGAGTACCTGGCTATGACACAATCTACACAGACCAACATGCTAGAATTTGGTTGCGTTGGAATAAAGATTTTGAAACTGTTAGTATGGCTGATGATTTGAGTGTTGTGGCTGGTAAGACAGTTGTGATAGGTTTGACAGCAGAAGGGTTAGCAAATACCATTGCCTCACCATCTGGCACACAGTATGCACATACACCGATTGCAGTATCTTTACAAACCATAATCAATGGTGAAAACATCAAAAGAACAGACTTGGCAGACACATATGAACTTGGATTTTTATTACTGCTAGGACTTATATTAATAATTGCTTCACGTTTTGTACACTATTATATTGTAGCAGGAACGATTGTGTTGGCAGGTGTTGGCACAGTGTTTGGTGCCACCTATTTGTATTCTACATATTTGCTATTGTTTGATTTTTCATGGCCTGTAATCACAATCACACTTGTAGGACTTCATGCAGTATTCAACAGATTTGTTAGAGAGTTCCAACTTAAACAACAGATTAGGAAACAGTTTGAAAAATATTTAGATCCTAGACAGGTTGCAATACTAGTGAAACACCCAGAGAAATTAAAACTAGGAGGCGACAGAAAAGAAATGAGTTTCTTGTTTATGGACATTGTAGGCTTTACACCTATATCAGAATACTACAAGAACAATGATGATCCGGAAGGATTAGTTGAAGTGATAAATGATTATCTCAATAGGATGTCTAAGATTGTGTTAGCAAATGGCGGTACCATAGACAAGTACATGGGTGATTGTATCATGGCATTTTGGAATGCTCCATTGGACTGTGAGAATCATGCGGAGATGGCAGTGAAGACTGCTATTGAATGTGCAGAAGAAACAGACAAAATCAAAGCAGAATTCAAAGAACGTGGACTGCCAGATATCAATATTGGTTCTGGCGTAAACACTGGCACTTGTATTGTGGGTAACATGGGCAGTGAAATGAGATTGGATTACTCTGTAATAGGAGATGCAGTAAACTTGGCCGCTAGATTAGAGGCGGCGACACGAAATTACAAAGATGAAAACGGAAAAGTTACTCCTACATTATATTCAAGTTACACAATGGAGCAACTGACTGATATCAAATCAGTCGAAGTAGATAAGATCAAAGTAAAAGGTAAAGAAGAACTTATTACCATTTATAAACCTCAGTCATAAAAAAAGGGTGACCGAAGCCACCCTTCTTAAACAGGTATCTACCTAAGTATTAAGCAACGTGATTGATTACTGTTCTACCAGAAGCAGATAGTAATGAAATCATTTCGTTTCTTAAAGACTGTGCAGATGCTAGATCTGATTTTGCAAGTACTCTAACATTAAAGTCATAACCAGCGTCGATTAATTTTTTAGTTGGAGTCGGTCTTGTCATTGCTAAGTTTTTAAACTTAAGAACACCACCGTTGATGTTGCCACTGTTATCAGTTGCATTTTTAGCCTCTTCTATGAAGACGCCGATTTTAGAGTTTACATTACCTTTTGAAAACTCTCTTGTGTAAGTCACATATTGCTTTGTTCTAGCCATTTTTTGTTACCCTCTTAAAGTTAAGTTGTTAATATATTAAATTATACAGTCAGGCTTACTTAAAGTCAACCCCTAAAATTTATCCAAGTAAATCAACAAGTTCAGGAAAGACTTGTTGTATTTTTTCATTTCGGTACTGGTCATGCAGTCTTGTAACTTGCCAAAATTTTTCAATCAAATGGCTGTTGTCCTCATCTAGCCATTTAGAAACACTTCTAATATCTTTAACCTTGCTATTTTGGTATTTTTGTTGCATTTTTAGTTTTGATACTAATGGTAACACACTACACTGATAATGGTTTGGACTATGTAATCGACCTAACCACGGCTTGGGCAAATTATTTTTTAGATAATATTCAAAAATTTCGTCTAAGTAAGCAATAGTAAAAATAGAAACAGTGCATGAAATACTCAGTTGCAGATTCTCACTGACCATTGCTTTGTAATTTTGTAAATTTTCTTCTACCAGATTCCAATTGGCACCTTTCCTGTTATATTCAAATCTTTTTCCAATATCATCTATACTGGGTTGAATATCAATATGTTTAAATTTTTTCCATAATGTTTGTAAGGTTTGACTAGGTTGTGTTGTGCAGTTGGTATTATAATGAACCCTTACTTTGTTTGCTACACCATTTTGTATCAGTGATTCCAAATATTGAGTATGAATTTCATCCTCTAACAAAAACGGTTCTCCTCCGTGAATGTGTATTTCTAACAAATTTTTAGAATGTTTAATTAAGTCTTTCCATACACTAGGATTGTTTGCCCAGTCATTCTTTTCAAATGTTTCACTGTAAATGCTTTTCCATTCACTGATCCATTTACTTGAAGATTCGGGACTACAAATTCTACATTTCAAATTGCATAGATTGCCAATTGGAATATTGATTAAATTAATTTTTTGTGAATCGAAATCGTATCGATCGAATTCTTCTTTCCATCTTGTATTGTGTAGTTGCCTATGGCTTTCATATCCTGCATCTTCGTCCTTCCAGCATCTCACACATGCATTTGGTTTCTCTCCTTGCAAGAAAGAATTTTGTAAATTTTTAATGTATTTGCTATTTTGAAATAGTTCTATAGAATTTTGATCTTTAATATTGATCTGCTCAAATAAAGGATCTTCTTGTGGTGTGTATTTGCAACATGGACGAAGTGTTCCGTCGTTTGATATTTCAAGACCATTCCATGGCTGATAGCAAAAAGACATACATTAATTTATATTATATTGCTTCTACTTTGACGTCTAATGGATAACCATGTTGTACTGCATCAACTTTTACTTCAGTTGCTTTTTGTTCTGCTATTTCAAAACTGTACAATGCAACCACACCTTTGCCTTCATTGTGTATGGTTTCTGTCATTTTGTTTGCTTGATCTTTGTTGTATTGAAAATGTTTTATTAAAGATTGAATTACAAAATCCATAGGTGTTTTTTCGTCATTCAAATACACCACAGCATACTTGCCAGGTTCTTTTAGAATTTGTATTGTTTTTTCTTCTACTTGAGTATCTGCCATTGTCATATATTTAAATTATAAACTCTATTAAAAGTATGTCAACTTAAAGGGGGCAGTTTCCTACCCCCTGTTTATAAGTTATTTTATTTGTATTGATCTTGCTTTTTTGCCCTCTGGAATAATTTTCTCCAGTGATACAGTAAGCAATCCATCTTTGAGTTCAGCACCTTGTACTTCTACATCGTCAGCAAGTGTGAATGTTCTTGTGAACTTTCTTTTACTGATGCCTTTGTAGATCGTGCCTTCTTTATCTTCTTCGTCTGTTTTGTGTATAGATTTGATTGTTAGAGCATTGTCTTTGTACTCTACATCAATATCTTTTTTACCAAAACCAGCAAGAGCCAGTTCTATATTGTAAGTGTAGTCTCCTGTTCTCACAATATCATATGGTGGGTAGTTTCCCATGTGCCCGCCATTTAGTTTAAAGTCATTCTCAAACATTCTTTCGAATACATCGAATGCATTATCAAACCCTACTGTGTATGGTTTTAGATCGTTAAAGATTGATAGTGAATTTCTTGTCATTGTATTATCTCCTTTATAAGCAAGTTAATTCTATGCAGGTCCTATTAAGCAACCTACAATATTATTTATACACTTAATATAATGATGATTTTTGTAATGTCAAGAGCCTAAAACAAATTTTTTTTCTTTTTTTTGTTTTTTGCCAACATCCTTTTGATACGATTCTTTTCAAGTTTGCGTTTTTCAGAAGGTTTAATAAAGTGTCTGCGATCTCTTGCTTCTTCTAATATGCCTTCTTTCAGCAATTTCTTTTTGAGTTTGCGATAGGCTTGCATAGCATCTTGGCCTTCACGCACTCGTACTTCTAGATGTGGACTAGGTGTCCAGTCACGGTATTGGTAGTTTTTTTTAATCATTGTTGTAATTGTACTTGGGTTGTTTGTTTTTGTCAACTGTGTCTACAGTAATTTTTACTCCAATTAAACCTTTGTTTTTCAAAGACTTGATGTTGTAAATGGTTTCTTTCAATGCTTTATCGAAATAATTTTTTATTCCTCTGGCACCAATATCCTGTGCATGGCACTTTTCAGCAATCATTGATACTGCTTTGTTTTCAATGTCTAAGGTGATGTCTTCTGTGAGGAATAATCTTCTATATTGTAAGAAGGGAGATATGTTACTTTCTAAAATAATATCTTGCAATTCTTGTACAGTCAATTTTTTCAGTGTAATAATATTTCCTATTCTGCCAACAAACTCTGGAATCAAACCATATTTGACTAGGTGATCCTGTGTGACAGAAGTTTCTTCTTGCACCTTTTCAGAATGTACAAATCCCATACCTTTTTCTTTGTTTTGAATATTGTCCAAACCAACAAAGGCTCCTGAACACATAAAAAGTATGTTTGATGTGTCTATTTCTATAGACTCGCCTTGCGGGTGTTTTCTATTTCGTTTCATCTGTACTTTTACTTTGGTGCCTTCTACAATCTTTAACAATGCCTGTTGTACACCTTCTCCTGATACATCTCTTGTGATAGAAACATTTTCGCTTTTGCGTGATATTTTATCTACTTCATCTAAAAATATTATGCCACGTTCTGCACGTTCAATGTCACCATTTGCATGTTCAATCAAACTGGCCAGCACAGTTTCAACATCGTCACCTACGTATCCTGACTCAGTCAATGTGGTTGCATCAGCAATATAAAATGGCACATCCAAAAAGTTTGCCACAGTCTTTGCTATTAATGTTTTACCAGATCCTGTGGGACCTATCATACATATATTACTTTTTTCTAGTATGCCAGGATTTTGCAGTCTCTTGTAATGTAAGAACACACTGACCGCCACTTGCACTTTGGCTTCATCTTGTCCTATGATATCAGAGTCTAAAAATTCTTTGATTGTGTGTGGATCTATGTCAGCAACTTCATCATAAGTCTTAGGATCATTGTCCTGCAATATCATTGCACATCGGTCAATACATTCATCACAGATAGATGAAGTATCTGATGCAATCAATTTGTTTACATCTTCTTTGTGTTTGCCACAAAAGGCACAAGTGTCGAGATTTTTATCTGGCATGTTCTACTATGTATGCTAGAGAATCGATTGAACAATCAAAAGTTTTGGTAATGGTATTTTTGATTTGTTCCTTCCATTCAGTTGATGATGTATCTTCTATCAGATAAAACTGAGTGTCTTGTGTGCATACATTCAGTAGAGTTTTTATTGTGTCATTAGTAAAATTTTTGAGAGCATAAGCCGGTTCCGGCACAGTGTCTGGTTCACTGCAAAATGTAATCTTATTCATCCAATAACTTTCTTACTATGACTTGTTCGGCATGGTTAAGTGTGTTTATGTCTAATGCTCCTGACCTCACCTCTTTTACGATTCTATCGAACCTCAATTTAGTTTGTTGTTCGTAAGTGAGTTCATCTTTTTGTTTAGAATTACCAACCACTTTGGGTCTACCCCAGTAATCTTTTGCGTCTGTGACCACAGGTTGTGGTTCAACTATTTGTTTTTGAAGTTCAGCAACTTGCCTTTTTGTTTCTTCTAATTCATCTAGAGTATCATTTAGAACCTCTAATGTTTTTTGGTACTTGATCCAAAGGCTATCTAGTGTGTGTTGGCTCTTAGTTGACATCGGGATTTAATTTTTTTGCAAGTTTTGCCTCTAGTTCAGCAACACGTGAAGGTGTAGTTAGATCAATATCTGCTTCAACTTCTACAATTTTTTCAACTTCTTTTTCAACTTCAACAACTTTCTCAACTTCAACTTCTTTTGGTTTAAGATCAAGTTCTGCTTTCAATTGAGCGATTGTGTTGCTTTGTTCTTCTATGGTTGCATTGGTAGAATCTACTTGATCTAATGCGTTGCTCAATAGTTCTAGTGTTCTTTGATATTTCACATACAAAGTATCAACAGTTTCTTGTTTGTTATTTGCCATGTTAATCTCCTTTCTTTTTGGTTAATTTGTTTACTACCGTACGTTCTAGTTCGTGAATTCCTTTAGGAGGATCTACATTAATTTTTTCTTCAACTTCAACAATCTTTTCTCCTGTAGGCGCCACTGTGGTTTTTCCTTTGGCTAGGTTGTAATCCAACGCACCTTTACCTTCAAATGACCAACCATATCTTGCTTTGAGACTCATGTTCACAGCAATCAATAGCAACACAGCCAATGGATCAAACACAAACATTATTATAATGATTAACCATGTTACCGCTCTTTCTAAGTCCACTTCGCCATCACGATCAAAGAACTGTGCTAGATACTTGATAGGACCAACTTCTGCAGACAATTCACGTATCTTTGCTTCTGCAACATACTTCTCAGCATTAAGATCATCAATTGTGTCGTAAGCAATATTGATCTGTTGTTCATATTCTGTTATTTTGGTTTCAGCACTGTCTTGATCTGCAATAGCGTCTGAATTTATAGCGTCAATTCTTGCCTTGGCACTGGCTATCTCTTCAGCAACAGAGGCTTGTAAGGTACTGATTTGTGCGTTTAAATCACCAATTTTATCACGTAAAGGAGCAATCTGTTTGTCAGCATCTGATTGTGCATTTGTTATATTTCTGGAAATTGTATTACGTTCTGACTTCTGTGAATCACGCAACTTGGCCGCTTCAAGTTCTTCGTTGAAGAAGTTTTTGTCAGCAGTCAAAACATCATTCACAGCCTTGTCCAATGTGTCTAGTTTCTTTTGTTCAATATCTATCTTTTTATCTGCTTGGTTTTGTATGTCTTTGATCTCTTCTTTTATTGTGTTGATTTGTAATGTAATTAGATCAACATCTTGTTTAATTTTTTCATTGGCAGTATCAATTATTCGTTGTTCACGTTCAATCTGTACAGACGCACTGTCACTCGCACCTGTGCGTAGGCGTTCTATTTTATTTGTAAGATTGGTAATGGTGCTTTCCTGTCTTATAATCTGTGAATCTAATCTTTCAATCTTGGCCACAGTATCTCCTGCAGGAGTTGCCTGCTCTATATGTGCTCTGGATAGAAATCCAAATATTCCAAGTGATGTAATCAGCATCAACACAACCACAGCAATCGTGAGATATGTCTTGAGCAGGAACGGAATGTTTCTCCAGTTCTGATACAGCCATGAAGCAGTCACCAGTTTGGAAACTTCTAGTACCGTACCCATCACAATGATAGGCAACTGGGCGGCCGCAAATATTGCCGCAAGTCCTAGCACAGAATAGTAAATGGCCACTGTGGATATTGCTAATGCACAAATAAATGTTATTACTATTAGAAACATGTTTTATTTACTCGGTCTCTCACTTGTCATAGTCTGCGTTGTAATCTTCATCAGTCACTGTTAGTTCCCATAATGTTTTGTACTGGTTCCAGGCTTCTTGCAGTGCAGGATATTTTTTCCTGATTGCTACACCCGGCCATCCAGTCATTTGGGCCTCCGCTTCTATTTGTTCTTGTGCGTTGGCGAAAGCATCTTTACTCAGTAATTGTTTTTCTTTTTTACCAACTTCATTTTGATACACAGTTCTGCCTCCGTCAGGCGACGTGTAAATGTATGTCTTGGTCATAGTGATAGTATAACTGAAAACTATAAAAATTTAAAGTGAAATATTAACTGTCTTCGCCTGACAATCTCTTAGTGGTTGTGACCTGAGCCACAGTAAGTGATGCCAAAATACTTTCTAAATCAGTTGGTGGTGTTGCTGTAACAGCCTCTATCACTGTGTCTGTTGTTGCTGGTCTAAACACAGTTCTGTTCTCTGTAATACTTCCTGATACAGTTGAGTCAGCCGCATATGTTTCTGATCCACAAGCAATACCAACTGCTACTCTGTCTTTGACAACTTCTGTTGGAGTGTTAACAACTGTAGATCCATCAATACCTGTGAATGATGTTGCATCTTTTGTGAATAAACTGTCTGTGTCTTCAATTGCTACGGTAAACTCTAATGCAGTTGCTTGAGCCGATCCGTTTGCTTCAACAATCTCAATGTCAAGTATATCAACATTTGTATTTTGACTTAGGGTTCTTACAACACTTTCAAATCTCATTAGTCCTCTTTCTCTGTTGAGTGCTAATGCATCTGACGTTGCTCTCGTTACGTTTGTTGCTAATGTGCCTAAGTTTGTGATGTAAGGATATTTGTTTGCTGTTGGAAAGTTTCCGTTGGGTGTTACTGCTCCACCTGATGTACCTATTACACCTGTGTCATATGCACTCATGTCAACAGTTACTCTGAAGTGTTTTTCTCTTCTGTCATCGTGTGCGGCGTTACTGAAACTAATTGGCATTCTTTATATCCTCGTAAGTGTTATTTGTATTTATTTAGTAGATATGCCAAACTTGATTCTTTCTACAGGCCACGCCATAGTAAAAATCTGCTGTCTCATTGGGGAAATAATAACCTAGTTCAAAGTGTCTGCAGGGTGATTTGTGCATGTGTGCTTCATATATGGGCATAACATATCCACTTTTTCCTGTGCTTTTGTCTGCCCAGTATGTGCTAACACCATCTGGATTGTGCTCCATTGCTTGTTGCAGTGACGCTTCTATCACATCTGCTTGTTTGCTGTGGCCAGTCATTGCATAGTAACCTGTGTGTGAACAGGCTTGTAATAATAAGGCACATATGATAATACTCAATCTCATACTGTTATTATACAACAGAATGGTATTGTGTCAAGTGTTTAAAAATTAAAGGGTAACGACGCCTTCTTTAATAAGACGTTCTCTGTTTTCCATGTGTTTTGCTTGTACTTCTTCTTTGGATCCACCAAAATAAGCAACAGCATAACCTTCTTCAATCAAAATATCAGTGGCCATTTTGTCACCAACAACAAAATCTCCCAGTATTCTGCCAAATTTACCTTTCATGTCCTCGCCCTTTTTGTTGACCTGTGTCTTGAGGACTGCTTTCTTGCCCAGCATACTTTTTAATTTTTCTTTTGAAGCAAGACCAAATTTCTTTTCTACTTTGTCTCTGGTTCTAGATTCTGGAGTGTCAATACCCATCATTCTCACTCTCTCATCTTTGATCCACATTCCAAAGCCTAAATCAATATCAACATCAACTGTATCACCATCAACTACTCTAGTGATGTTTACTTTATATTCATACATCTTTGTGGCCTCTCATGAAATGTTTGGCAGGCTCGTACGTCCACCAACGATATAAACTTTTTTTAAATCTGTTCCAGCGTGTTAACATATATTAGTATTTAATTCTAAGTCTACATTTTCATGAGATAGTGCCCCACTTCTGTTGCCAGGCAGGGGCCGCCCCGTCGAGACCTATGCCGCTAAGGCTAGTTCCTCTTCAAAAATGAAACTTTCGTTGTCATTTATAATTTTGGCCGTTACCTCGTTCCAACTGGATAAACTCCACATGTCTTTAAACCCTGGTCGATCCTATTTCGCCCCCGGAAGGGATTACATAAGCCACCATATGGTGGAGGCGCCCGGTACTGCCCCGGGGTCCCTAGAGTGTATTACACACACTTCAACGTCTATGCAACTATTTTATATTCTTTTAAATTTTTGTCTACTGTTATGTGATGATAGCACTTTTGCCTGCAGGTTTTATTCCTGTGGTGCCTTGTATGTAATTGTCCTGGGCACCTTGATTAGCAATCTGTGTTGTAATTACTGCACTCTTGTTGATGCGAAATGGACTTTCCATGTTGCCCATTATGACATACTGTTGCATACCTAGTCCATTTTGTGTCATGCCCAACACTAGTGGCTTTTTTACTGTCATAGTATCATCATTTTCAGAAACGTACTTGGCAATAACTTCATCACCACCAATAAGTCTGAATACAATAATATCGTTTTCTTTGAAACTATTTTCTTTTAACATATTGACCCTTTTGTTTTACACCAATTGTATAGCCTAAACCAAAAGCGATCAAGAGAAAAGTTATTATGATGGCAGAATGCCACACGTAGAACATCACAGTTTGAATCCTTTGAGTGTGTCTTTGTTTACATCTTGTTTGACACCACCAATGATGTATGATTCAACTTCAGTTTCTTGTGGAGCCACTTGTAAACCAGATGAAGACAACCAATGCTGTGTCCAAGGCAGAGGATTAGTTCCTGCAGGTCTGTCATAAGCAGGTTCAAAACCAATTGCTTTCAATCTTTTATTGGCAATCCATTCAACATATTGTCCTAATAAGTTTTCGTTAAGTCCTATGATTGACCCATCTTTCATCAAATGTCTTGCCCATGCTTTTTCTTCTTCCACACACAATTTGTACATCTCGATAACATCTTGCCTACATTCTTTTGCAATTTTCTGCATGTCTTTGTCATCACCGTTGTGCCAATTTTTTATAATTTGTGTGCTTAGGTTCAAATGAGTTGCTTCATCTCTTGCAATGAAAGAAATAATTTTTGCAGATCCTTCCATCAATTTAAGTTCACCGAATGCAAAGGTACAAGCAAAACTCACATAAAATCTAAGACCTTCAAGGATGTTTACATTTACCATTGCAAGGTATAGAGATTTTTTTACATCCTTAATATCGCCTTTGCCTTTGACAAAGTAATCCTGTGCTATCTGGTAAAAGCGATCATAATTTTCTGTGACTGATATTGCTCGTTTAACAATTTCTTCATCATGCAATATTGTGTCAAACACTTCTGATGGATCAGCATAAATGTTTTTCATAATGTAAGTGTATGATCTTGAATGTATTGTTTCAAAAAAGTCCCAAGTGATTATGCAACCTTCTAGTTCTGGTAATGACACATAAGGCAAAAACGCCAATGATGGACCTCTACCTTGCACTGAATCTAACAGTGTTTGATATTTCAAATTGGAAGTGAATATGTGTTTCTGTTCTGGTCTAAAGTTTTGATAGTCTGCTCTGTCTTTTTGCAATGATACTTCTTCTGGACGCCAGAAATAACCAAGCATAGTTTGGTTTAATTTGTCCAGTGCTGGATACTTGAATATATCGTATCGCTGTGTGTTTTGATCTTCTCCAAAGAACATAGGTTGCTTAGAGAAGTCCACGGTTTTTCTATTGAATACTGTTTTTTGTGTCATGATGTAATGTTAGTTTATAGTGTACTATTTAAGTCGTCAACTGAATTGATAACTCTTCAGTTTATTATTAATATGTTTTTGCCAATATGTTGTGTTAGTCATGTGTGAGCGGTTAAACTTGTGTCTATTCGCGTTCACTTTTGGTAATTGATTTCGTAATCGTTCTATTTCGTCAATGATCATGTCAAAACGTTTTTTATGATCAAGTTCTTGATCGTATGCATGATCTACAACATCATCAAACACATCGAATCCTTGTGCTTTTAGAAATTGTACAGTGCCCGGCACTGACACTACAATAGGAAAAGTTTCGTAAAACAATGACAAATAACTTTTTTCTGTACAACTTGTTAAGTGTGGTTCGTCAAAGTCAGTTTCATTTACGATAGTGTAATCTGCTCTGTTATATATGTCCTCAAGATTTAAATTTTGATTAAAATTTTGTGCTTGTGATCCTACATTTCCTTCTGCTTCTACTGGTTGATCAATGTAAGTTGGTCTTTGAAAGTCGTAATGATCAAATTTATTGTTAGGAAATGTTTCGGAACAATCTCTGTAAGACCAAAGCACATCATTAATCAAATGATGATTATGTAGAGCACTTATCATTCCCCAGCGATGTTCCTTAGAGAAATTATTCATACATAAAAATTTGTGTGTTTTGTTTTTTGTTTTAGGACTAGGTCTTTCGGTTGTGGACAAGTAAAACCAAATGTATCCTTCTATGTACAGATGTCTTATGCCATGTCGTTCGAAATAGGTTTCATCGTCTGTGTTATCCAGAACCAACGCTCTATCTAGTAAACCGTGATCATTGAGTTTATTTTTTAGTTCTATTGCTTGTTGTTCATTATGTAAATGTTCACAGGTTTTATCAATCACCACCATCTTTCCGCGTCTTGCATGTATGGACAATAGTTGGTCTAATTGTTTAGGATTATGATACAAAAAATCATCATATGGTACCACCATTTTTGCTTTTAACTTGGTGTCTTCAAAGAGTTTGAATAGATAGTTTGATTCAGGATTAGCTGCCATTATATTGCACAAGCATCACAATCAGCCTCTTCTTCTGGAGTCATCTGTACCACATTGGTTTCTTCCACAGTGTCTGCAATCCCTTGAGGTTGCACAGTTTCTTCTTCACCTTTAAAGTCATATGTGTTTTGATAATATGATGTTTTCCATCCTAGTTTGTACGTGGTTAATAGATCCTTTAACATCACACTCATAGGAACTTCATTGTTTTCAAAGTGTGTAGGATTGTAAGACCAGTTACCAGATATGGCTTGATCAAAAAACTTCTGCATCATTGAAACTATGTTGATATATCCATCGTTATTAGGCATATCCCATAGCAAAGTGTAGTAGTTTTTCAGTTGCTGGTACTGTGGCACCACTTGTTTTAGAGGGCCTTTTTTAGACTTCTTTGTGCTGAGTAATGCACGTGGAGGTTCAATACCATTTGTTGCGTTGCTCACTACAGAACTTGATTCACTTGGCATTTGTGCTGACAATGTAGAATGTCTCAGTCCATGTGTTTTAATTTGTCCACGCAACCAATCCCAGTCATATTGATATTCAGGACAAGCAATATCATCTATGTCTTTTTTGTATGTGTCTATTGGCAGTATGCCATCAGCATATTTGGTTTGATCAAACCCATCACACTTGCCTCTCTCCTTAGCAAGAGTATTGGATGCTTTCAATAGATAAAATTGAAATGCTTCTGTCAGTTGATGGGCCAGTGTCCATGCTTTAGGGTCTGAATACTTCACTTTGTGTTTGGCAAAGAAGTGAGCCAGTCCAATGTATCCAATGCCCAAGGAACGTCTTGCTTTTGTAGACAGTTCAGCGGCCAATACCGGATAGCCTTGATAATCAATGATTTGTTCTAGCGATCTAACAGCAAGATCACACAAGTTTTCTAAGTCATCTATGTCTTTCAGTGTGCCTACGTTTATTGCACTCAAAATACACAATGCTATTTCGCCCTGTTCATCTTCTAGTTTCTGTATTGGTGTTGTAGGCAGTGTGATTTCTTGGCACAAATTACTCATACGCACAGGATCTTTAAATGAAGAATGTGAATTTGCATGATCTATATTCATGATGTATATCCTGCCTGTTTCAGCACGTTCTTTCAACAATGCTGAAAATAAATCCATTGCTTTAATTTTCTTCTTAGGTGTTTTACGATCTGCTTCGTATTTCAAATACAGTTGATCAAACTTTTCGTTGTCATGTCCAAATGCTTCATACATGTCTTCAACATCATGTGGAGAGAATAATGTAATTTCTCCATCTTCTAATAATCTTTCATAAAATATTTTAGATATCTGTATTGAATAATCTAACTTTCTTACTCTATTATCATCTGTGCCTTTGTTATTTTTTAGTACTAGAATATCTTCAATCTCTTGATGCCAAATAGGAAAATGAACAGTTGCAGATCCTCCACGTATTCCGTTCTGTGTGCATGATCTCACAGTGGCTTCAAACACTTTTAGGAAAGGCACAACTCCTGTGTGAGCAACCTCGCCACCTCTGATCTTAGAATTTATTGCTCTGATGCGTCCTAGGTTAAGTCCAATGCCTGCTCGTTGAGCTATGTAATATCCAACAGCAGAGTTTGATGAAAAGATTGAGGGTAACGTATCATCAACATCAACTAGAACGCATGATGCAAATTGTTTGATTGGAGTTCTCACTCCTCCCATTACTGGTGTAGGAATATTAACTTGGAATGTTGAAATAGCGTCATAGTATTTTTTTACATACGTTAATCTTGTTTCAGCAGGATAACTGGCAAACAGTGTGGCCGCAATCATCATGTACATCATTTGTGGTGTTTCATACAGTTGTCCTGTTGATCTATCTTGTACAAGATATTTGTCTACCACTTGGCGTAGGCCTGCATATGTAAAGTCTAGATCCCTGTCATGCTTGATGTATGTGTTTAATTTTTTCAGTTCTGTTTTTGTGTAGTGTTGTTTTATTGCAGAGTCATACACACCATGTTTAATATTTTGATCTATAATAGCAATTAAGTGTCTTGGCTGAAACTGTTTGAACACTTCTTTGTACACATTCCATAACAACAATCTAGCTGCCGCATATTGATAGTTAGGAGCGTCTAGTGTGATTAAATCATTGGCTGATCGTATCATAATATCTTGTATGTCTGTTGTGGACATATTATTAGTAAATTGTATTTGTGAATTCATTTCTATCTGTGATGCTGACACACCACTTAGGCCTTCACAGGCTTGTTCAACAACAAAATGCATCTTGTTGATGTCTAAAGGTTCCTTGGAGCCGTCTCTTTTTACTATGTTTATGTTTGTATTTGTGTTCATGATTTATGATTGCGTGTTGTAATTATTATAGGATGAAAAGGCTCTTTAGTAAAGAGATAACTTTGATGAAATTGTGGATAATTAGAATCTAGACGAATCTGATTTCTCTGTATTTAAATGTGCCAGTGTTACCTGTGCTTGTAGAAGTGTATTGCAAAGTACCATCTGTTGTCACAAAAAAAGTTACTCCTGTGCTGGCATTTTCAGTGTAATCATCATTTAGATATACACTTGTATTTGTACCTGCAATAGTGAGCCTTCCATTACGCCTTGTGGTTCCTCTGGTCAAAATATAATCAAACTCTAAATGATTTTCACGTTGTAAATCAAATGCAACATTATTTCCTGTGTCTGGATCAAGGACATTTGTTTTACTTGAAGCATTATCATTTATGACTGCTGGAACACGTGGTGGTGACTCATGGTAAACTGTGCCTTCGATGTTTGATAAAGTGTCAGTCCTATGAAAGAAATTGTTATCGGCTCTGTTGTTGCCATGCAAGAAAGATATTTCAGGAAGTTCTGCTGAATCATCTGAATTTTTTCCTACATCTCTGAATGAACATCCGGACACGATATTGCCACGTGGATGACCACCATTGTCATGCAGTTTGATTGCTTCAGCGTCAATGGCATCAAATCTACAAGCTGTGATGATAACTCCTGTTGGTCCTATTGTTTTGTTTAATGTAGAACCATCTGAACTTTCACCTAAATTAAATGCTCTGTACAATTTTAAAAATTCGCAACTTGAAAACACCATGTCTTCAATGTTGTCACTGGACTGTATAGCAAATTCTAATCCTTCAAATGTGCAACCAGTAAAATGTACTCGCTTTGTGGTGTGTGCGACAGTGCCGAATAATTCAACTAGAGCATTACCGTTGGTCTGTCCTGTTTGGTTAACATAAGCACCCAGCCAATGACAGTTGTCAAAATGTAGGTCTTGTGTCTGATCAATTCTCATAACATTTTGATCAGATGTTGTTTTGAAACAGATACCTTGCATTCTGATTCCATTAGGAATTTCAAATCCGCCACTGCCAATATTTGCTTGTGACTGGCCATTTCTGTCTACAAATTGAAATACAGGATCTAGTGATGAAGAAGTTGATTCAAGTATTGTTGAAGTTGGTCCGTCGCCTACAATAGTTGAATGTGGGAAAATAGAAATTGTACTGCCTACTTTGTAGGTTCCACCTGGAAAATATAATGTTCTACGTTCTTTAAATGCTGTGGTTGAATCAACTGTAAATGTGTTTTTGATTGCTCTATTAATAGCTGCGGCATCGTCAGTCACACCATCACCTTTTGCACCAAAGTCTTTGACAGATACTCTATCATCTAGTTTTTGTTGCAGTGTTCTCTGTATGTCACCACTTGATCCAGTAACCACAGGATTATCTGTGTTTCCTCTAAACACATAGGTATTCACAGTAGATAATAAATTATCGTCCTCTGTGAGTATTTTTGTGTTGCCTACTTCTGGAGCACCCTCTTGTGTGGTACCGTTTCCTATGTATAATTCTTGTGAATCAACTGCCCAACCCAGTTCACCTGCCGCTAGTTGGGGTAACTCTTCTTTGAGTCCGCGTCTGTGTTGTATACGTGATATTTGTACGATAGCCATTTGTAGTATTTATAGACTTACAACTTGTAGAACTGCTCGACTCTCTGCAACCACTTGTCTAGATAATAATCATAGTGTGATGGTTCTAAATCAAACTGTTGATAGTTTAAATCGCGGGAACACATAAAAATATGCCCTTCTTTTATATTTGATCCATACACTTCGTTGTGTGCTTCAGCATATGCCACCAACTGCAAGAAGTAATCTTCTACCCATTCTTTCTTTTTAGGCTTGTTAGTTTGTTTGAAATCCATTATGGATGGAGCACCTTTGTATACACCCACAATGTCAGTTGTACCTGAATACAGTCCTGGAAAATACAATGCTTGTTCTATTCCCCATACTTCATCTACATGGACCAGTGCTTGTTGTATGATTTGATCAGCCATTTTGTTTGCTTGAAGATGCACTAGATTGTTGCCCGGCATTCTAGTTTCACCTAACAGATATCTTTCAAGGTTGGCGTGCATGGCAGACCCTACACCAGATGCTTCAGTAACGATACGTTGAGCATTTTGTTCACCTACACGTTTCTTCCATTCGTTCAAATGGGTCATGTCTTTTGTCTTTGACAATATAGTAGTCACAGATGGAACTTTACTGCCATCCGGTGTTTCATACAATCTTTTGTTAGGCAGAGTAATCTGCTTCAGACTATGATAGTCATAGGGTTTGACTATTGGTGGAGGATTATTCATATTCAAAATTCTGTGCAAGAGGATGCCTGTTGATAAATTTAGCACCATTTTTTATATGAAAACGTCTTGCCATTTCTGTAAGTGGTGATAGGGTAACAAATCTTTTTAGGTGCGGTTTATTCTGTTTTAGATGTTTGAATACTTCCAGTACCAATGTGGCACCTGCTCCTTTTGAATAACTCCACACTGTGTAGAACACTGCTACTTGCTTGTCTTCTGATGGTCCATAATGTTCACGCAAATCTTGTTCAGACGTAGGTACGACATCTGTGTAACTGACACAAATCACTGCTTGTGTTTCTCCGTTCACTTCCCAAGCATAGTTTTCATTGTGTTCTGCTTGTTTGAAATCTTGTAGATGTGGACGCACAGGATCTTCAGAGAGAATTTCATATCCATTGTCTAAAAGTTTAAGCATGTAATATTATTATAGTGTCTATGAACGTTTGTTCAAAGCTCTTTTTGCCATTTTTGATACAGCACCTGTGTCACCTGAAAGAGCATCTGCATCACCATCTGGCTCATACACTGTGTCCAGTGTAATTTTTTCTCCATCGAAAGATTTAATTAAATTTTTAATCACAGGATCTGTTGTCATCAAAGATTTTATGGTGTCTGGATTAACATCAAGACCACGTTTGTCCATATAGTTGGATAGAGCATCAATTGGAACTTCAGCAGGTTTCTTTTGAGCATCAGCCTGTTGCTTGAAGTATTGTAGAATTGTTGCTAAATGGATTGCGTAATCGTCAATCTCTTGAATTAACATTATCTTTCGGCACGACCAGCAATCTCATCACCGCCTGTTGCAGGATCAGATGCTCCAAAGTCATCACCGCCTTCTATGTCATCATCGCCGCCTTCTATGTCTGTGTCTCCACCTAGGTCAGCGTCCATGTCAGTATCTATATCTCCATCACCTGCCATTGGTGCTGGTGATTCGCCTTTGACGATACCAACTGAATTCATTGCGCCTTCTCTTGCTTGTTCTAGTGCCGCTACTAATGAATCAAGAGTTGGATTTACAGCATTGGAATAATTTTGTCCCATCTCTTCACCCATCTCATTGTTGATTCTGTCTACAAGTTCTAACACTGAAGATGATTTGAGTTCAGATATTTTTTCATACATATCTGTAATCTGGTCTACAATGTCTTGTGACGCTAATAATATTTCTGATGTTTCCATCTCATTTTCTAATATTGCCTTTAATTGATCGGCATAAGATGCAGACTCGTTACGGCCTACAATCTTCTCTAAGTTTTTAAATCTAGTCACTGCTGATGCTCCTCCTCTAATGAATGTGTCTAGTTTCTCAATGACCGGCATAAAGCCTTTCATTAATGAAGCAGGCACTGACTGTCCTGACTTTGCCATTTCTAAAGCTCGTTTTGCCATAGAAAAATTTTGGTTGCCAACTAATAATCTAAGTGCCGCTTGTTCTCTTGCACCCATTCTAAAATTTTCATTTAATCTACCGCCCACTGCATGCCTTATTGATTCTGCCACAGCGGCCAAGTCTTTTGCTAGTTGTTCTATTTCTTCTTTACGTTTAGGATACTTTTTTTCAAGTTCATCTTTGCTCATGCCTGATTGCATGTCGTGAACTAATTTTTTAAATTCAGGTGCAACAACATCTTCAACGTCTCCATCATCCTCATCTTCTTGAGCCATTTTAACTTTTGCACCCATTTTGACATTAGGTTTTGCAGGTGTGTTGCCATTTGTTTTTGTTTTTACTTCAACATTGCCTTGTTCGTCTGTGTCAACATCTACTTCGTCGGTGTCTATAGTTGTTGTCATACCTGGTTTGTCAGGATCTTCTATTTCAATTTTGTTACCCATTACACTTTTTACTCTTGCTTCTTGTTCTTTCACAATAGCATCTAGTAGTAATTTGTCGTTTAAGTATTTTGGATTTTGTGATTGTGAGTTGAAAGCCATTGCTGACTCAAACTGTTTCATTGAACCAACCACACTGTCTTTGAACATGTCTAATGTTCCGTCATCAAGTGCGTTTAATTCAACCTTTTGGCCAAATCTCTGCTCTATGATTTCAGATAATCTGTCTGATGTATAATTGGATAAGTTGTCTACTCTCATAATTGCATTTATTTATGTTACAGCAAGGTTTGTCCTATATTGTCATGGCGTTGTAATAATAATTAATTTTTTCGTCCACAATCATCATGCGATCTTGTAAAAATTCAACTACATCTTTGTCTGCTTTTTTCTTTGCTTTCAGGCGTTGCAGTTCGTCAAACAGCATTTTATACTCTTTGTCTATTGTTTTTAATTCTTTTACTGTTACACTGTGTCTGGGAGTATATTGATTCATAAGGGTTGCAATACAAATGGCCACTTTGTGTGATGACAAATCCTGTACAATTGGTTGTCTTGCCTTGGAATAAACATCAATTATGCCTGCTTTTCTGATCACAGCACAATCTCCTATCACAACACCTTTAGCGATGCGTTTCGGAACATATTTGATGATGTCTGTAGATCTGGTTATTTTCCAGATGAATTGTTGGATAGTGCTTTCAATACGTTTTGTTTTGCCCATGGCTGAATATCTGGTTTCTTTGTTCTGGTCTTATCATATACTACTATGTGTTTACGCCAAAGTAAATCGATAATTGTCCAATCATCCAAATCAAACTCTTCTACCTTGGTCGACTCTCTATTTAAACGGTTGAGCATGTCTACCTCTTTAGCATTGACAGAAATGCTGTACGTATCGAACTGTATTTTCACTATCTTCTTCTGTTTAGATTTTTTAACCTACGTGATGCAGGATTTGTTCTTTTGGTTCTTTGAGCACGTCTTGCCATCCTAGTACCCATTTTGGCCTTGGTGCGTTTGAGTGTCATTCTTTTTTTGACATCAATTGCTTTGAAACATTGTGCAGGATTTGACACAATTCTACCTTTGCGTCTGCCAGAAGTACATCTGTATTTCCGTACCACTTGATTGCCTTTTCTGCCCCAGATCTGTTTTTCATCTAGGATCTCTTCTGCAATTATTTCAAAAATTTTCATTGTTTAATTTAATACTAGTATGACAGCAACCAAAGTAGATAGCAATCCACCAACCACTGTTGCGGCCGCTCCAATAACTATCTTGGTTGATTTCTGTGATTCTGCTATCACCATTTCTTTCATTTCTTGCATAGCAGTTTCTAATGCTTCTAGTCTTTGTTCCAAACGATTGTATCTTTCAGCACATAGATCAACGTGTGCTTCTAAATTTTTTCTTTCACTTTGTGTAGCTAATGCTGTTCTAGCCATATCTTACAGAGCCTCCCTGCTCTGGGTTTCAATTGGTGCCTGTAGATGCCTAGTAATAGCCTATGTTGTATTTACCTATCAGAGGCCTTAGGATAAAAAGTATATGTTTTTGGTTTTTTCGTTGACAGTGTCAAACACCGGTGGATCTATGGTTACACTCTCGTGTAAATCTGTGATCACAGGCACTTGGTGTACATCGCTAACAAGTCCGCCCAGTGGTCCATTTTTATTATCAAAAATACCTTGCGTATCAGTAGTGAATGACATAACCCAAACGTTTTGTGTGCCTGGGTAGTCTTCTCCAAAATTATAATCAGACATTGATTGATTGCCTTTCAAAGACACTTCAACATCAATAGGATTGCCTCGCAAAGCCACTGTTTGAAGTAGCACATTGAAATTCTGTTGTTGTAAGGCACTGTCTTGTGAAATATCAATCAGAGTGTACACAGATATTCTTTGGGTCATTGCAATAGTTTATATTCAATTGGAACTTATGTAAAGCAAAAAGGGGAACAGTAAAACTGCTCCCCTCTTCATTGTTATTATCTGTATTGTTATTATACAGCGATAGTTAATGCTTTCGCAGTTACAGTCGCACTTGAAATTGTTGCTGAAACTGAACTTGAACTATTAACCGCTCTGATAGCCGCTTGTAAAGTAGCCGCTGTTGGAGCTGTATCTGCTCTAACAAAGTAAGTTTTCTCTGTGTTTGAGTTTGTTAACGCACCTTCACCTAGAATGTTGCAGAACTGCTCGATAGTTCTTCTTACTAATTCTAGACCAGCAGTAGTTGAAGATGTATCAGGATCTCCAGTTTCTGCGTTCATGGCGTTGATGAAATCAACACTGAAAAAAGTCAAGTCTACACCTTCCATTTCAAAGCTAGTGACGTGACTAAAATTTGCTTTTGATATTGCCATTGTATTTCTCCTACAAATGTGTATCTCGCTCAGAGATACTGTTATAATTGTAAGTATTTATGAACAATTTGGTAAAATTATAAGGTTATATTTGGCGTGATTAAGGCACAATGGGTGCATAAACACCCATTGTACAGTTATTTTAGTTTGAATCTACAGAAGCAATACCTAATGTATCAACTGATGTAGCATCAAATGCCTCGGAACCGATAGCCGCTCCTGGTTGTGGAGTTGAAGGTGCAGTATCACTTACAGTGTACTTGAACTTCTGAGGTGCTGAAGCGTCTGAGCCTATGCCACCTACGACAACTGTTCTGTTGGTTAATTTAGAAGCATTATCTACTGATGAGTCATTTGGATTGACTACAGAGATTCTAAATTCGCCTGCAGATAAAGAACCGGCAGCTTTGTTAACCAAAGTTAGCACTTCCTCTACAGTAGATGAGTCAGATACTTTCACAGCACTGATCTTAAATCTTTTTGTAGATCGTTGTGAAACTATGTGAGCATTACCTACTTGTGTAGCCGCAGTACCAGAACTTGGTCCTACTTCTATTTCACCTGAAAGTCTGTAGTTGGTCACTTGTATTTTGCCGGCGCCTGAGCCTATTTTTGATGATTTAATTGGTCTTCCCATTATTATCTCCTTTTGTTTTGTCCATGTGGGTTCTAGCCACTACGCGGAGGATTCATACCGCATAAGTCTTCAACATCATTGTTAAAGCACTGAGGACATTAATATTTAACTAAAATTTTGTAAAATTATAAGATGTGTTTAGAATGAGGGGAGAGATGAACTCCCCTCAAGGGTAGCATTACTTCTTAGTATAGATATGATACAAGATCCAAATTGCCACTAAACCTAGTAATCCTTGATCACTAAATCCAGACAGTAGTCCTTGTATATTTCCTATCACTGAGATGTCTGGCCAAAACGGGATGCCTTGACCATTGAATAATACCTCTAGGACTATGCCTAAAGCTATTAAGGATACACCGACATCTGCTAGTGTTGATGCCCATGATTTGATGTTTTTTAATATATCCATCATCTTCTCCTTTACATGACATTAGTGTCATCAATGTATATTGTACACTAGATCTAGTTCAAAAACTACCTTATTTGGTTCTAATAACCAAAAATACAGGAAAAAAATTACAAAATTTTATTAAATTAGCACAAATCCACTAGGAAACAGTTGGTCAACTGTCATTATTTTGTGCTGTGTTAATCCGTAGAATTTAGAAAAAACACCCACGGTGCCCATGGCTGGATCACCATTGTTGAAAGATTCTGAACCGTATAATTTTTTCAATTGTGTGTTTCTGTCACGCCACATTTCAACAAACTTGTCAGGAGATTCTTGTATGGCAAGATGATCTTTGTTGTTGAACTGACCACTGACTGACAACTGTTTAAGTGGATAAGGATTGTCGGTGTATCTTCCGATTGCACGATTCCAAAAATCTTGATGTTCATTATAGTTGGTCACGTGATTGTATTCTTTCACATCTTTATGTTCAATTATCTGCTCCATAACCATTTGGCACTGCTTCCTATAAATCAACGGATTGTCACAGAAGAAATTTATTTGATGTGGTTGGTGCGTGAATTCTACGTCTAAGATGTAGGCGTACCATTCATCGTCCACAAAACATAATTTTGGTTTTTCTTTGCCAAATATATGAGCAACACCATCAGTATTATGATGTTGTAGATTTTCAAAATGATTATTCAATCTAAAATGATGCCAAAAATCGTTTGCAGTTCCTAATTGTTCATTCTGTTCAACATAAAATTTATGGTAATAATTCATGTCGGGATGTTTGACAGTGGTTTTAATTCCTGTTGATCTTGCAAACGGTAGAGCATAGTCATCAATTTCAAAATCAGCAGACGCAAATCCACTTTTGACCAAAATTAATTCGTCCACTTTAATATTATTATTGATAAAAGTTTGTAGGACATAATGGCTATCAGATCCTCCACTGTACCATATGACAACTTTCTCATGAGTGTCACGGATCTTTTGTGCTTCTTGTTTGCATAACTCACCAAGGGTTGAATTGTCCTGTGTACTGAAATCTGTGTTGTCGTATTCTGCAGGTGTGTTAAAATATAGTCCAGCCTTTGATAATCTCTGTTCTTGCAGAGCTTGTAATTTATTATAAAAGTGTTTGCCGTTGCATTCTAAAGACCAATTCATGCATAAAACTTTCTAACCAAATCTATAACTTGATTTCGTTCTTCTACAGTCAAAAACGGACTGCAAGGCAAAGACACAGACTGACTGGTAATCTGTTTCGTGATTGGCAATTCTTTGTCAGCTTTGGTTGAAAAAGAATATTCATGCAGACCTACTGGCCAATGTATTAAACTTTCTACATCATGAGAATTCAAATATTCTCTTAATTCATCACGTTGTTCCACCAACACAGAATATAGATGATAAGGATGGTAAGTGTCATTTTGTTCCTGCGGAATGTGTTTTACAATTCCTTCTAGAGCATTGTTATATACTAAAGCATGAGTACGTTTCCTATCATTCAGTTCATCTAGATAAGGCAGTTTTGCTAATAAGAAAGATGCTTGTAATGAATGCATGTTTCGATTCCAGCCAAGAGTTTTGTATTGATCTCTTGCAATTCTTCCGTGGTCACGTAATTGTCTTGCTTGATCACAAATTGTCTTAGATGCTGTGATGCCTCCTGCTCCACCTATTGCACCCAATGGTTTGACTGGACCAAAACTAAAGCAAGTGATATCAGCCAAACTGCCGACCTTCTTGTTTTTATAACTTGCACCTGCTGAAGGGGCCGCATCTTCGATGGTCATTATGTTATGTTTTTTTGCAACCGCAATTATCTTGTCTATATCTGGTGTTTGTCCATTGATGTCTATCCACACTATTGCCTTTGTTTTGTCTGTGATACATTCTTCAATTGCATCTTCGTTGATACAATAATCTGACAGTTTGCTATCAACATATTTTATAGATGCACCGGCGTGTGCAAAAGGACCTATGGATGCAATAAATCCATGTCCTGGCATTATGACTTCATCACCCGGTTTCAACTCAGCAATCATGGCGGCAGTATGTAGAGCATCTGTGCCGCTAGTCACAGCACAACAATCTTCTGCACCTGTGTAATCAGACCATTGTGTTTCAAATTCTTTTACAGATGATCCTCTTAGATAACAAGATTCATCCAGGGTATTTTGATATGCTTGGTCTAGATCTTTTTTTATGTAAGAAGATATTCTGTGCAAATCATGTATTTTAATTTTGCCCATACTGATAGTTATTGCACCCATACCGCATTGATGCTACAATTAGAGCATGGACACAGTCATAATCATTCCTGCACGAATGGCCAGTACCCGAGCACCAGGCAAACCCTTGTGGAAAAAGGATGGACGCACCTTGATAGAACATGTGTATCGCAAATGCACCATGACAGGGTGGGATGTCGCTGTGGCAACTGATCATAAAGATATTGCAAATGAAGTTGATTCTTTTGGTGGCAAAACCATTATGACATCAGTTAACAATGCCACAGGTACTGATAGAGTTGCAGAAGCAACTAAGTTCCAAGATTACAAATATGTGATCAATGTGCAAGGGGACATGCCCTACATACATCCTAAACAGATCATAGATTGTCAATCAATTGTAAAGTTATACGATGTTGGCACATTAATATATGATATGGATCCTGCAGAATTGACTAATCCCAACTCTGTGAAATGTATTGCTGTAAAACAAAAGCCAGAAATAATCGCAGATACCTATGAATGTAAATGGTTTGGTAGAATGGCAGTTGAGTATGGATATCATCACGCAGGCATTTATGCCTACCAACGAAATGCCCTGCGTGATTATGCAAAACTATCAGTAGGCAAATACGAAGACATCGAAAAATTAGAACAACTGCGTTGGTTAGAAAATGGATTCAGAGTGTTTGCCAAAAAGACAACACCTATCGCTGGAGAAATTAATACTCCTAAAGATTACGATAATTGGATTGCAACTAATTAAGATTCTGTTGCCCAGTTCTTAGCGGCATTAAAGTTCTGCCTAGAAAATGTTAATCTATCTACAAGTTTAACTGCTTGACCATCATTGTCTATCGCCACATAGCCTTCTGGATTGGTCACTTCGTATCCTGTGTCTGTCTTAATAAATTGTTTTGTGGATTTCACAGAGTTGATCTGTTTGAGTATTTCATTTTTTACAGCAATGGTCCTATTGTGTATATTCAGTATATTTTCTACACCTTTTGCATTTTCGGAAAACAGTTTGCCCATAAGTGCAACCATTTCGTCACGTTTGTCTTTGGCTTTGTCTGTCTTGAGTTTGTCTTTGGCCTGTGCTTGAACATCTCTGTAATAGTTTAAAAATTGTTGCATCATTTCTTTACCACTCATTTGCAATTTGTTACCACGCACCAATTTATTGATGAACTGTAACATGTAAGTTGTAAAGTCTTTGTTGGTGCTCAGTTTCATCCATAGTGGCATAGGCACTTGCTCTACCAATTGTGCAATTTGATCTACTTTTGTTTTTACTGCTAGAGTTTGTTTACTGCTGAATGTGGCTGTGCCTGACAAATCCTTGTAGTAAGCATCATCGTACCAAACATTGCCATTCTCTCCAAAGCCACTTACATCTACACCAAACTCTGCATTCATTGTACCAAATGTGTCTCCTGAATATTTTGTGTGAAAAACTATTCCTATCTTTGACTTGGTGATCTTGTCGTATAACTCTGATCCTTTTTGTACAGCATAGGTTATGGTGTTAGGAGTGAATGTTAAAAACGCTTCACCATCAATACGTTCAGGTTTCAAATCGCCCGGAGTGTACATCAAGTCTCCTTGTACAACACCATCTATGTTTAAATTTTGTAGATACCTATGGGCATACTTTAATTTTTTGTTCAATCCGCCTGCAGGATGATTACGATCAATATCTTCAAATGTGTAATTGACTTTTGGCGTTTTTGCAAACACACTTTTAGTTCCTACAAACCATTTGCCATTTAATGGATCCTTGCCACACACTATTGCAGGGGCACCATCCCACTTGACTGTGACTTTGACGTTGCCTTCTGTGGATCCACCCAACATGTCAACAAGTCCATAAAGATATCTCACAGCAGATTTGGCCCCTACCATACCATTGCGGATGATGTCCTCTTCAATGTGATAAAGATGAACGTTTGCTTCTTCGGTAATAAATTGATTATACTTCATCTTTTCTATCTAGGCTATTGTAGAACTTCTTTTCGTTGAGTGTTCTGATAGAATTTGTAAATTTTTTATGCAGATCTTGAGCCTCTTCAAAGGAATACACTTGATAGAATTCTTTGATAGTGTTGATTGCACCTTCTAGCACATGTTGACTCTTTTCTTCAACAATGTTCTTGCGAGTAGTACCCGGGGCACAGGTTGCTATTTCTTCTAAAATTGATCTGGTATTCCGTTTCATAAAACTATTTAACTAGTTATAAATATTGATAACATGAATTATAACTTAAAAAAGCCAATTTGCCAAATGGAACAGTCAAAAAGATCAGGACTGTTTGCAAGATTGGCAGAAATTGCTTATGCAGACAAGAAAGAAGCCACTGCATATGCCAAAGCATTAGGATTCACAAAGACACAATTTTTTGACAGAGATGGTGCTCAAGCATACCTATTTTCCAACAAAGATGACTGTGTGGTTGCTTGTAGAGGCACACAACCTACAGAATTCAATGATGTCAAGGCAGATTTGAATGCACTGATGGTGGATGCTGAATTGGGTGGCAAAGTACACAAAGGATTCCAAAATGAAGTGGATGACTTGTGGCCTAACATGCAACCAGCAATCCTAAAACTGGGTGCCAAAAAAACTTATCAAGTGGACATATGGTTCTGTGGACACTCGTTGGGTGCCGCAATGGCCACCATAGTTGCTTCAAGATGTTATGAAGATGAGGATTGTCCTAATCCACAAGAACTGTACACATATGGTTCACCCAGAGTGGGCAATAAAAAATATGTACAAACACTCAAGGTTATCCATCACAGATATCAAAATAACAATGATGTGGTTACCAGAGTTCCATTATGGATAATGGGGTACAGACATGATGGCATACATCATTACTTCAATTGCAATGGAATTGAAAAGAAATTGACTGGTTGGGGATATGTAGTAGACAGGCTGACTGGTATATGGCGTGGACTATTAAAACTATCTTTTGATTCATTTTCAGATCACAACATCACAACTTACGCAGAACAGTGTGAGGGTGTATTAGTCTTAAAAAAAAGAGTTTAGATGTCTAACTTAAAAATTGTAAGAGTTACAATTTCTAATGGACGTAAAATAGGCATCACAGAATCATACGATACAATCAATATTGAAAATAATCAAATTGTTGAACAAACAAGTGATAAAATACTTCCCAACAAAACTGAAACTATCTTTTTAACATGTATTGATAAATTAATTGCTTGGTATAGAAGAGGAGTTGCAGTTGGCAGATATAATAAAAAACCTGCTAATACAGATCCAATCAACCCTAACTTTCCTGCTAAAAAGGCTCGCAGAAGAAAATACAGACAGGAAATTGAACACAGTGATTGGTTCATGGGTTGGGAACACTACAGAAAAAATGTAAAGTTATTTCATCAACTTCCGGGCATAAAAAAAGACTGGGATTAAATTATGAATAATCTGGTAGTGGGCCGCCGTATGCTTTGCCTTTGATCTTCTTGCCACCCACAGTGACTCGCTTCTTGCCAACCTTGTGACTCTTCTTGCCAGAGCGTCCTCTGATGCCCTGTGACTTGCATGATGCTAACCATGACGCAGGCAGTTTGTGATCTGGTGTGCTTGACCTACATACCTTGGCAGGAGCCGCCCCTATGGCTTCCGCTGGCGTTAAGAATAGTTCCATTACATACATATCTATATTTACACTAGGCCTCGCTATTAGGTTCTACAAAATGTGTGTAGGCCCCGCTATTGGATCTATCGTTTTTTTCCTAAGCCTTTGATTTTGCTACGTTTTCTTGCCGAACCTGCTCTTGCTTTGTTTGTTTGACGTATGATGCGTGAAGCCGCCGATGTTCTCATGGTTCGTGAACGTTTGAATGATGCTTGACCGCTTTTTCTTTGACGTGTCTGTCTTGCTTTGATTCTTTTAGCCATGTCAATTGGTTTGGTGCAAGTGGCCGGGTCAGCAACTACTCTGCCTTTACGTGGGCCTGATGTGCATCTAAACTTTCTTGTAGTACCACCGGATCTGGTACGTCCTAACACTCTGCCGCCTACTTCAGTTACCACTTCAACGTCATATAATTCAAACAGTCTCATGTCAGTATTTAACCTTTCAACGCACACCTTTCAACGCAATGGTTTCAACGCACACCTTTCAACGCACTATGGCTGATACTGTGCAGATTGCTCCGAGAAGACAGACCAGGAAAAATCTGCAGGTCGAAGGGGTGTTGCCCAAAAGCCACACCTGTGGCAAAAATGCCACACCTCAATCCATGTTGCAAAAATGCCACACCACGATCCTAGGCATCTGCACCACTTCACGAGACCTCCACGACTCTATGTCTCTATGATATTACCAGAAACAAAATCAGTCAACCCCGTCTATGACCCGCGGTAAGTATGGTTATGACCACTATCATTATTCTGCCCACTGACACTCAACAAATGGTTGCCAAAATAATAAATGATCAAACAAGATTTGCCATATTGCCCGATCATTTTCCAGGCAACCCTATGGGGTATGGTGTTGAAGATCACAGTTCGCATTGGTTAATTGATATGATAGAACAGTTTCCTGCCTGTACTTTTATATTGGCTTCTAGAGTCGCAGGCATAAACCATCCTAATGTCTTTGTGATACAGACCTGTCTGCTGAATGAAGTGTTCCATTTTGATTATGATTATGAACCTGATTGGTCACACAGAGAATTCACTGCCAGCATCATTGGGGGACAAACCAGAATCAACAGAACAATGGCGTCTTTCTGGTTGGCAA